GAGTGCTTTTTTTTAGATTAAATCAACTAGATCAAATATTGTTTGTAATTTGGTTCTAATAGTCTTGCTTGAAAAACTATTACGTAACCCTTGATGCAATGGTTTAGGTGCGCGGTCTATAGTAGCCCACGACCAACCTTGGTGTTCGTCACTTAGGTACGGAACAAACTCATCTTTTATAACACACAAGTACGTGTGGAAATTAAACACCTTGTCATTTGAAACAAAAGTTTCAAGAGGAATAGTTTTAATTATTTTCGGACACGGTCCTATTTCTTCGTTAATTTCACGTTGCAGACCTTGCCAAGGAGTTTCACCTACTACATTAGTACCACCAACTAAACCCCATGTTCCTTCGTGTTTACCTATGGCTTTTTGTAATAATAAAAAACGTCGTGTAGATTTAGCGTAAAATAACGCACCACTACATACAATTTGATCTTTTAAAGTATAATTTTCCATTGCTTGGCAGGATATTCACCATCATAGCTCATAACCCATGAAACTCCGTTCCACAAATACTGAACTCCAGTGTATATATTAGTTTGCCATACCATGGTGTCGTTAAAATGACTAGCGTTAAAAATTATATTCCAGTAAGTACCGGTCCATTCAATAATGTCATTAGCTTTAGCTATAAAATCTGCACCGCTAGTAGATTTCCAAGCAGTAGCTCCGTTTGTTTCTGCTTGTGGCGGATTGACATTTGTCCACGGAGTATCTTCTGCATTTATAGCAGAACCAATATCTTCTACTAATAAAAATCTAGTGCCTACTATCACTGTTTGATCTGTTTGTTCGTTGCCTGTTGGACGTTTTGGATTGTATGTTTGTGGATTGATAATAGCATCAAACGTACCAGTACTATTTGGTCTGTTACTGCCTGCCGCGTTATAACCTATCTGATTATCTAATAACCCGGCACTGTCAATGCCAGTATTTTTAACCAGTGTATCTGTATTCCAGTTTACCTGCAACATGCTTGAGTCTAACGGATTAATAGCAAATGTTCCTACTATTTGATCTCCGTTAGATTGAGTCAAATAAATGGTACTCGATCCTGCAACATACTTACCAGGATATGTACTAAACACAGATAGCCAATCAATGCTTTTGCTAGTTGCTGGACTACTACTTCCAGCAGATAATAATTTTACAGTATTAGTATAAACTTCTATGTTATAATCAGTAATAGTGTTAACAATAACATCAATAAAGTCTGTTACAGTAGTTGTGGGAGGCATTGGATCTTCGCCCAGCCCTTCTATATAAGTTCCACTAGTAACAGCACCACCGTTGATGCTAGTAATAATCTTTGTAATAACACCCAAGTGTTTTACTTTAACTGGAGGATTAATCCATATAGGTGTTTCTAAAGTTAATGTTGCAATTTCATTTGTACTATCAGTTCCAACAGGAACTTGTCTGCTAGACCAACTAATATCATTTAAATTTAATACAGTTAAGCTAGTCCAGTCAATATAGTTATCAGTAGTTTGTAATTCTAAACTAGGATTAAACAAAACTAAAATTTGTTCTAATATTTGTAATTTTTGTTCAGTACTTGAACTCCAAATATCTACTTTAAAAGTCAACCCAAACGGTGTTGGCATTAAACGTTCAATGGTATAATTTTTACCTTGTGCTTGATTATAATGACCTGTATTGGTATTAATGTCACGTTCTCGAATATTAACTTTATCTATAAATGTTTGATCTGCAAGTCTGTCTCGGTCTAATTTTAAACTAGAAATGTATACGGCAATACGAGGCACAGAACTTACTGTGTTTTCTGAATTCTGATTAATAATGCTAGCTACTTGCCTGTCTGGATCTCCATACATAACAGGTATGCGATGCAAAGTACCATCACCATATTTTACAACAAAGTTACTGAATACACGGATAACTTGTGCAATGTATCGTCTTATTTGTCCGTCATAAAAAAATTGCATTAGAAGTCCGCCTTAGGTCGTAACGCTTGAGAAATGCTTTGTCTTTCTGCTTCTCTGGTGTTATATAGTGTTAAAGTCCACTCGCCGGGGTATGGTAATACTTGTTGTACACCGTCTATAACTGGTAAATTTATTTGTACAGCATTGTATGTTGTATCTGTAATAAAATTAGTATAAGACCAACTTGAGAATAAACCTGGATAATCTGCAATTACATATTCTATGGTAACAATGCTTTGTTTAAATACTGCATATAAAGATTCAGGCGGAGGATAAGGCATAGTCGATTGTATAATACTAGTAGTGTTATTGTTTATTACTACAACCACACTCGCTGTTTGGTCATTGTATGTAAAGTTGCTATTATTAATAAAACTAGTTTTCAATGTTGAACGTGTATCAGTTGGGGTCATATCCATGCGTACTGCATCATTTACTGCAATCCATCCGTTTTGACTTTGACTAAAACGAAATAATCGATTAGGTAAAAAGTCTGCTCGTAAATAAAAATCGTTGTCAGCTGGATTTTCTGGGAATTGTATTCCAAAACCAAAATCATACCCGTTTGGTGGGTAACCATCTCCTAACAAATAACCAGTGTATCCGCTACGTTGCGGTACGCCATCTACTCCGCTAGCTAAAACTGTTGAACTAGCTGTACTAGCTAATATATCTGTTTCGTCCGCAGTAGTTAGTATAGGTTTACCTGTAGTTGGATCAGCCGCTAATGTATAAAATTGTCTAGTTTCAAATCCACTCTTAGGAGCGTCGACTTCAGCCTGGGCAACTACTTGGTCATTAATAGTTAAATTAGTATTATATGTACTAAGCAAATCTCGCAATGTAGTTGTACTACCTTCGGCGGCCGGTTGATTAAAGATTTGTGAAAACTGTTGATTATCTGTAACACGTTTAATTCTTAATCGATAAAGGTGAGGAAACCAAGTTTGACTAAACCCTTCACTAGCACGACCTACATCTTCTATAACATAATATCTAGGTAAACTAATATCGAACCCATTTAATGCAAAATCATCACGTAAGTGCGGTAACTCTAATACGTCTCCGCTAATAGGTTTACGGCCAAGTGTTTTAACAAAATCATTAATATGTACAGTCATGTACAGCGTGTCGTTGTCAATGAATAATCCAAATTGGCTCAGGTTAAAATCGATATTTTGTACGTTATAAATTCCACGGATTCTATAAATTTCGCTATCATAAGTTCTGTCGCGATTTTCTAACAACAACAAATCTTGTATATTAGTTGTTTGTGTGCTGGCATAGCTGGGCTGATCAGCTTGGGAGTTTTCCGCAGTGGTGTTAGAGCCCAGCAACTTATGTACATAGACATCAGTGCCTCCTACGGTGAACATTTCACTGGCTTGACGATCTACAAATTTGTAATCGAGCCCTTTTTCTGGTTTATATAAAGATAAGCGTGGCATAATGATATTTATCGTTAGCTAAATATACTAGGAGAATTAAAAAAATGGCAGATTCGGCACCATCAAATACACAAAGTAACTCAACAGTTGAACGCAATGCAGTGTTTGATTACGTCAAACTCATGCTAGGTAGCGGCATGGTTGATGTGGAGCTAGATCCTGCACATTACGAAATGGCTTTAGACCGTGCCCTTACGAAATACCGTCAACGTAGCCCAAATGCTGTTGAAGAAAGTTATTTGTTCTTAGAACTAATCCAGGATCAAAATGAATATAGATTGCCAGATGAAGTTATCACAGTCCGTCAAGTGTTTCGTAGAGCTATTGGCTCAAGAACTGGTATTGGTGCGGGTGGTACTTTATTTGAACCGTTTAACTTAGCCTATACAAACACTTATCTAATGTCAGGTAGTATGATGGGTGGTTTAGCAACGTATGATGCGTTTGCTGGATATCAAAAACTAGTAGGTCGTATGTTTGGTTCTTATATTGAATTCTTATGGAAACCTACTACCCATATTTTAAATATTTTACAACGTCCGTTTGCCCAAGGCGAACAAATTTTAGTACAAAGTTATAACTATAGACCAGATTGGGTATTATTGCAAGACATTTATTGTAAGCAATGGCTCAAAGATTATACATTGGCAACTTGCAAAGAAATGTTAGGCGAAGCACGTAGCAAATTTAGTACCATAGCAGGCCCAGGCGGTTCAGGCATGCAATTAAATGGTACTGCACTCAAAAGCGAAGCTAAAGAATTAATTGAAAAATTAGAAAAAGAACTTATTACCAATGAAGTTAATGGTAGCAATGCCTATTATTTCATAACTGGCTAAGAAATTTCTTGACCTTGTAATAAAACTGTTATATACTAGAGTTACTTTAGGGGGCTCTATGATTATAGGTGTGTGCGGTTTTATCGGTTCTGGCAAAGATACTATTGCCGATTATCTTACTAACTTTCACGGTTTTCGTCGAGAATCGTTTGCAAACTCCCTTAAAGATGCAGTAGCACAAGTGTTTGGATGGGATCGCACTATGTTAGAAGGCCGCACCAAACAAGCCCGTGAATGGCGTGAACAAGTAGATCCTTGGTGGGCAGAACGATTGAACATGCCTAATTTAACACCCCGTTGGGTATTACAATATTGGGGCACTGAAGTTTGCCGAAAAGGCTTCCATGACGATATTTGGATTGCCTCATTAGAGAATAAACTACGCAACTCAAAAGATGACATAGTTATTAGTGACTGCCGTTTTCCTAATGAAATTAAATCAATTAAAAATGCAGGTGGAATAGTTGTCCGTGTAAAACGTGGTGAAGAGCCAGAATGGTACAAAGATGCCGCTGATATGAATGCCGGCGATACATGTATGAATTATATGCTGGCTAAAACACGTATGCTAAAACTAGGCATTCACGCTAGTGAAACTGCTTGGGTTGGAACTAAGTTTGATTATGTTTTTGCTAATGATTCTAGTATAGACGACTTATACGCCCAAGTAAAAACTCTTATAAATCCGGAACAAGATCCCCTTGCTTCCAGCGAACGCCCTCTTTATGCAGGACTCGCTGGCAATTAGCACAAATTGTTTTTAAGTTATTATGACGGCAATTATTCAAATCGCCGTCTACGTGAAACACCGCAAATACTTCTTTGTGCGGTGATTTAAAGCCACACTTGTCGCAATAGCTTTTCATAGTATATCCAGCCATAACCCACCGAGGAAGTTTAACACCTCGTAAGCATGCGCCGCATTGACTTCTATAATAAGGTTTTTTATTTTTATAATAGTTGATTGCAACTGGGTGCAATCCACAACTGCATAGTGGTCTCATGCAGTTATTTAAGCCTTTTTGAAGCCTTTTCCGGTGCGTTAACAGCTATAAAAAGTCCAAAAGCCATAAATACATTAAGAACATGTACTCATGGAGATAATACAATGGCTCAACTTAATTCACCAGGCGTAAGCGTAACCGTAATAGACGAAAGTTTCTATACACCAGCTGCCCCAGGTACCGTACCTCTTATCGTAGTCGCTAGTCAAGCGAATAAAATGAACTCATCTGGAACAGGTATTGCTCCAGGTACTTTAGAAGCAAATGCAGGTAAAGTCTATTTGCTAACAAGTCAACAAGACTTGGGAAGTACTTTTGGTATTCCTTATTTCCAAACTGATGCAGAAAACAATCCTATTAACGCTAGCGAAATTAACGAATACGGTTTACAAGCCGCTTACAGTTTCCTAGGCGTAAGCAATCGTGCATACGTTGTACGTGCTGATTTAGATACAAGTCAACTAATTGGTGAAACAAACGCTCCTAGTGCTCCTCCATCGGATGGTACATACTGGTTCGATGTTACAGATACACAATTTGGTATTTTCCAATGGAATAGTTCTCCAGCAACAACTACTGGCGGACAGTTATTTGTTAATCAACAATCAGTTAATAATTTTTCATATGTTACAAATGTTAGTTTAATCGATACTGCTGGTGCATATGGTCCACAGTACGCACCATTGCCAAGTTATGGTGCATTAGGTGACTATGCTATAACAGGTGACACTTCTGGTACAACTACATTAATTAAATTATGGCTTAAAAAATACCAAACTAGTACAGCCGCAGGAACATGGGTTGAAGTAGGTACAGCTAACTGGGTAGCTAGCTGGCCAACATTAACAGCTGGTGCGGCTCCAAGTTCATTAACAGCTGGCGCAACATTTATTATTAACGGTATCACAATTACTGTTCCTGTTGCTCCAAATAACACAATCGCAAATTTAGTAACACAAATTACTACAGCAGTATCTAGCAATCCAGTAGTGTTAGGCGGTGTTACAGCGGCTGTTGTTAATGGATATTTGAACATTTATTCAAACGGAACTAGTGTTTACAATTCCTTACAAAATGGTAGCTTAACTATCAGCGGCACAGCATTAGCTAGTTTAGGATTTACAGCAGGTTCATACTTATGCCCACAATTAACAATGAGTCCGCACTATAGCGTTCCATTGTATGGCACATTTGACCAAACAGGAAACGGTTATACAAACGGTGCTCCAACAGGTTCTATATGGGTTAAGACTACTCCAGTAAATTTAGGAGCAAGCTATTTCATTAAGAAATACAACGCGGCAACTAGTACATGGATTCAACAACCAGTACAATTATTTGCTAACAATCAGTCTGCATTAGCAACATTAGATCCTACAGGCGGTGGTATTAATTTACCAATTGGTACATCATATGTAAAATACGGCGACAACGAAGCGGTTGTTCCATCAGCAAATGGTTCCGAAGCTAACGTTCCAGCAAGATTTAAATTGTATACACGTACTGGTGTAGGTGCAACTAAGGTTACATCTAATCCATTTACAAATGGTACATTTGACACTAACCCACTAACAGCAGTTGGTCAAGGTTACATTGGCGGTGCAACTGCTAGTGCAACTGGTATTATTTCTGCAGGTGACGGTGTTACAGCTGGTACAGTTTTATCTGTAACTGGAACTGTAACTGGTACATTTGCAACAGGTATGCATATTACTGGTACAGGTACCACAGCATCAACTATTTCAGCAATTAATTCAGCATCGCTCACAGGCACTGTAGGTCCTACATTGTCAAGTATTACAATTACTTCTAATACTGGTGTGTTTGGTTGCTCAACAGCAGGCATAACACTAGTTACTGGTATGCCAGTAACTATTAGTGGTACATTAGGTGGTACTGGTTCTATTAGCGGATACGCTGGTGGCCCAACAACATATTACATCATTGGTTCTCCAACACAGACATCATTCCAGTTGTCAGCTACAAAAGGTGGCTCAGCAATCACAACAACCACTGGTACTCCATCTGGTTTAACATTTACTCTTGCTGTGTTATCTGTATCTGGCGTGTCAAGCGGAACAATTAGTGCAGGTATGGTAATTACTGGTTCTGGCATTACTGCTGGTACATATATTAACGCACTTGGTACAGGTTCTGGTGGAAATGGTACATATTTCTTAAATCAAGGAACTACCGGTACTCCAACAACTGGCACAAGTTATACAGTTAGTGCAAGCCAATCAGTAGCATCAACAACTATCACTGGTATTGCCGCAGGTAATACTTTAAACATTACAGGATCTACTAGCGGTACATACACAGTAGGTATGGTATTGAGTGGTATTGGTACTTCGGGTATTACAATTACCGCAGTATTGTCAGGCTCAGGCGGCGTTGGTACATATACTATTGGAGGTTCAGCATCATATGTTGCATCTACAACAATTACTGGTACAGCATCTAGTGAAACATATTCATTTACAGTTGTAGCTAGCCAAGTTGGTAGTGCTTCATTACCAACAACTGCTCCATTGTTAGCTACTGTAACGTTTGGTGCAGTTGGTAATGCGTTAACTGATGCTCAAGCATTCTTGCAAGCATTTAGTTCAGCAGTAACTGATCCTAACCTTTCAGCAACATTAGGCGGAACAACACTTGCTCCAACAATTACTATTACACACCTTGCAGGTGGTGATATTAAATTTGTAGACGGTGCAAACTTACCATTAGGTTCAATCTTCTCAACAAGTACAACTGCAAACTGGTATAACTGTGCTAACGGTGTTACAAATAACTATATTGCTACACTATGGAGCCCAACAGTTAGTGGTTCAGCATTTGCTCCAGCGGCAATTACTGCTCCTACTAGCAATCCAGCAGACGGTACTTTATGGTACAACACAGATATCACTGATGTTGATATCATGGTTAACAACGGTACTTCATGGGTTGGTTATTTAAACTATACACAAAATGCAGTTGGTGGTTCGACAACAGATCCAAAGGGTCCAATCGTAAGCGATTTAGCTCCAACTACTCAAGCAAGCGGTGCCGCACTTGCTAATGGAGATATTTGGATTAGCACAGCTGATTTAGAAAATTTCCCACTAGTTTACAAATATAACTTTTTAACAAAATCTTGGGTACTAGTTAACAATACAGACCACACATCAAGCAACGGTATTATTTTTGCTGATGCACGTTGGGGTATTGAGCCAAACACACAACCAGCACCAACAAGCGGAACAGTTGCAGAGTCTACTATTCCTGCATTGTTAAGCAGTAACTTTGTCGACTTTGACGCACCTAATCCTGCATTGTATCCAAAAGGTATGTTGTTATGGAATCTACGTCGTTCAGGATTTAACGTTAAGCAGTATGTCACGAATTACGTTAATCAACAAGCATACAACACAATGTATCAAAATACATTGATGAGTTATTACTCTCCAGATCGTTGGGTAAGTGCCGCTCCAAACAACTTGGATGGTTCTGGCGCATTCGGTCGTCATGCACAACGCGGTGTTGTATTGAAAGCATTGCTCGCTACTATCGAAAGTAACACAAACATTCGTCAACCAGATACAGTTATTTTTAACTTATTAAGTTGCCCAGGTTACTTAGAAGTAACAAGTGCGCTAGTAAACTTAAATACTGATAATGGACAAACAGCGTTTATCGTTGCAGATGCTCCAGCTCGTTTAACACCAGATGCTACAAGTTTAAGTAACTGGGGTAATAACACAGCTCGAGCCGCAGAAGATGGCGACACTGGTTTAATTGTAACAGACCCATATACAGCAGTTTATTACCCATGGGGTTATACAGCAGACTTGTTAGGTAACAACATTGTTGTTCCTCCAAGCCATATTATGTTACGTACAATCGCATTAAGCGACAATGTTTCTTATCCATGGTTTGCACCAGCTGGTGTACGTCGTGGTGGTGTAACAAACGTTAGTTCAGTTGGTTATGTCGATACTGCTACAGGTGAATTTATTACTGTTGCATTAAACACAGGACAAAGAGATACATTGGCCGCAATCCATGTTAACCCAATTACATATATTGCTGGTACAGGACTAGTTGCATACGGACAGTACACACGTCAGTTAGTTGCTAGTGCAATGGATCGTATTAACGTAGCACGTTTGGTAATCTACATGCGTTACCAATTAAATGCTATCGCTAAACCGTTTATCTTTGAACCAAACGATACTATTACACGTAATGAAATTAAACAACAAATTGAAAAATTATTGTTAGAGTTAACAGCAGAACGTGCATTGTATGACTACTTAGTAGTGTGCGATTCAAGTAACAACACACCGGCTAGAATTGATGCCAGCGAATTGTATGTTGACATTGCTATCGAACCAGTTAAGGCAGTGGAATTCATTTACATTCCACTACGCTTAGAAAACACAGGCGCAATCAAAGGCTTGGCCGGCGCATAATTAGGAGAATATTAAATGTCAATTGCAGCCTTATCAAATTTTACAGTACCATTAGCAAGTGATCAATCAGCAAGCTCGCAAGGCTTGTTGATGCCCAAGCTAAAATACAGATTCCGTCTAAGTTTTGAAAACTTCGGCGTATCTAGTCCTACTACTGAATTAACTAAACAAGTTCAGGATGCGGCACGCCCACAAGTTAAGTTTACCGATCAAGTTATTGAAATTTACAACAGTAAAATTCATTATGCAGGCAAACCAGCTTGGGAACCAATTCCTATCAAACTACGTGATGACGTATCTGGTCAAGTTACCAAGTTAGTTGGCGAACAAAATCAGAAACAATTCGATTTCTTTGAACAAAGTTCAGCGGCAAGTGCTGGTGATTATAAGTTCACATTACGTATTGAAATGTTAGATGGCGGTAACGGTTCACACACTCCTAACGTTCTCGAAACATGGGAATGTTATGGTTGTTACTTAGAATCAACAAACTGGCAATCATTGGACTATAAAGAACAAGGCCCAGTAATGATTGATATTAGTATTCGTTTTGATAATGCTGTACAAACATCAGGCGGATCTTTAGGATCATCTACATCAGTAATGCCTAGCACAAGTGGCGGCAGTTTATTAGGTAGTTAATTTAAAGCCCACTCAACGTGGGCTTTTTATTAGGCGTTCATAAACTACGCAGTTTATTATTTAAATAAATAAAGTTATGTCCTTTACAGCCAACAATAATTTAAAAAATACTGGGTTTCCTACAGTTTTAAAAGACTGGCAACATGCCGCAAGGATGTTCAACGACCAACAATTTAGGCTTGCACCTAAATTAGATTTCCAGTTTCATGTGGCATTTAATATTAATACTGCGGCTTTAAAAAATGCCAACATCTATACCAAGTATGGTAATGAAATTAATATGCTAGTCAAAGGACTTGATTTGCCAACATATACTGTACAAGTAGATACACTGAATCAATACAACAGAAAAAAGAATATACAGTATCAACATTCTTATGGCGAGTTGTCTATAAAATTTCACGATGACAACATGGGTCTAATCAACCAAATGTGGCAAAATTATTATAGTTATTATTATGCAGATTCTACCAGTGCGGCAGGTTCTGGAAACTATAATAGAACAGCGATGAAAAGTTCTAATTACATCAATAGTCCGTATGGTTTAGACAACGGTAGTACTGCACCATTTTTTAATTACATTAAAGTTTATCAGATGGCTCGTCATGAATATATTAGCTATCAACTAGTAAACCCTATAATAACATCTTGGAGCCATAACAAATTAGATTATGCACAGACTAAAACACACGACTTTGACATGAAAATCAAGTTTGAAGCTGTAGCATACGGTAACGGAGTAGTAACTCCTGGCGACCCAGAAGGCTTTGGCATATCTCATTATGATGTTAATCCTAGTCCGTTAGCTGGTGTTAACCCAGACCCAACCGTATTTGATCCAAGTTTTGTTCAAGCGTTAGATCTAGAGAGTGCCGCTCCTGCAATTATTAATAACACAATTTCTACAGTTAATACATATCAAAATACACAGTTACCAACTACTGCACAAACAACTACTTCAGTGGGCGGCTCTACTACTCAAACAATTGGCGGAATATCAGGAGTAGCATTTCCTACGACTACTTCTGCAAATAATACAGTAGCTACTCCTGTTAAATTAGGATCTTAAAATGGCATCTATTAATTTACCAACACAACAATCATCTGGTTCAACAAATGTTAAAACATTTTTTAACAATTATTTTACACAAGCTGTAAGTTTTCCAGCAACTGAAATCGATGCTACTGTAGGATTTTTTACAAAAAGAGGTTTCGACCAAAACAGTGCAAGAAGTACAGCCATTGTAATGTTAAATCAAGCTCGTTCAGAAAACGTAGGTGTTTTTAGTTTACTAGATAGTTTAAAATCGTTAACTGATATTCAACTTAGCCAAGTTGTAGCTCAAGTGTTAAACAATTCTAGAGAAAAAACTAGCTTACTAGGTTACAGAGTACAACCGGTAGCCGATACTTACGAAAGTCGCAACATTCTAGTGTAATATGGCAACAAAATTTGCTCGAGGAAAGTTCGCAATGAAGCACCCAGAGAAGTATGTAGGAACTAAACAACCTACATATAGATCTAGCTGGGAATGGACTTTTATGAACTTTTGCGATACTAACTTAGCTGTGCAAAAATGGGCCAGCGAAGCTATTCAAATCCCGTATAAAGATCCGTTAACCAACAGACAAACAGTTTATGTGCCAGATTTCTTTATTCAGTACGTGGACAAATTCAACAAGGTATCGACAGAATTAATCGAAATTAAACCTAGTAGCCAACAAATTTTAGAACGTGTAGGCAAAAACAAATACAATCAAGCACAGTATGTAAAAAATCAAGCCAAATGGGCTGCCGCTGGGCTTTGGTGCAAACAGCAAGGTATCCGATTCAGAATACTTAATGAAAATGATATCTTCGCCGGAACATCGAGATAAGTAAGTTTATGACTAGAAAACTAGAAGAACTACTTAATTTACCTGAAAGCAAAAAAATTGTTAAGCAGGAAGAAAAAATACAAGCTCGTGCAGTAGCCGCGCCATTGTTGCGTGATATATCCGAATTTGATAAAATTGCCTCTGCTCTACCAGAAGTTAAAGGGTTGGGAGATGCAGGCGATGCAGAGTTGGATGCACTCGCACAAAAAGCTACAGACGCATACGATGATATTATGGACTTAGGCATGAATGTAGAAGCCCGCTATAGTGCTCGAATGTTTGAAGTAGCCGCAAGTATGCTAAAAAATGCAATCGACGCTAAAACAGCAAAACTTGATAAGAAATTAAAAATGATTGATTTACAGCTGAAAAAACAGAAGTTAGATCAAGATGCCAATAGTGCCGATGAAGGTGTAACCCTGCAAGGCGATGGAGTTATTATTACAGATCGCAATAGCTTGTTGGAAAAATTAAAGAATTTAAAATAAATACAATACTGGGATTACACTATGAAATCATTTAAAGAATACTTAACAGAAAGCAAGAAAGTTTACGAATTTAAGGTAAAAATTGCTGGGGATTGCCCTACAAACTGCCAAGCACAGATCAAATCAGCTTTGGCCGAATTCCACGTTGCTAGCGTTAGTCCAGCACGTCGCACACCAATTCAAGAACGTCATTCAGAATTTCCAGAACACAAAAATGTTCATATGACTATTTTTGATGTTACTACCGATTACCCAGCAAATAGCGTTCAAGTGCGTGAGCGTGTAGCTAGCGGTTTAGGACTAGCTCAAGCAAATGTTAAAGTAAAAACTATCGGAGAAGAATCCGAACACGCTATCAATCATGAACATGATGAGCGTACCGGCGAAGCTATTTTAGGCACAGACTATGAAGCTAGCGACAACAGCGACTTAGTAGGCGAAAAACATAAGATGGCTTTTTTAGCAGATCTTAATAAAGACAAGCATCAAGGCACACACATTAAAGGTATCAATGAAAAATTGTTAGCAGGATCTGTTCCTGGCCAAGCTAAGGAATATCGTAAAGAAAAAGATATAACAGTTGAAAAGGGAACTGTTAGCCCTATGTCTAAACAAAACAAAATCCCTGATCCAATGAAGGGAGTAAAATAATGAACTTTAACGATTTATACAAAAAAATCCGCGCAATAGAAGAGAATTTACAAGTTGTACCAAATCCATCGGGTGCTACCAGTGTTGACCAAGCTAAAAAGTTAGGAGCAATGATGCCAGCGCCTCCAGGACAACCAGATCCAATTGGCATTGCACCTGTACATACAGACGGTCCTGCTAAAGAAGAAGGAATTATAATTGGCGGTCCTGCTCCTATGCCAGGATTAGGACAACAAGGCCAGCAAGACTCGGTTAACATGAATGTTACTATGAGCGGTTCTGGCGAAGGTGGCTTACGTAACATTATGAATATTTTACGCAACATTGAAGCTAGTGCGCCTGCCCATCACGAGCCAGCAGTACATCACGATGCAGAAATTTCAGTTCATGCTGAGCCAGAAATGCATCATGATGAACCGGCACATGCTCCAGAACATGATGATATTCTGTTTGGTGATGACGAAGATCGTAAAGTAGCAGAAGAAGAAGCCGCAGTTGCCGCTACTACTGCTACTGATCAAGAAATGTCAGAAGTATTTGATGACGATAAAGAAGTGTGGGGTAATAGCGCACACGGTGATAGCGGCCATCACGTAAAAGGAAT